CCCTCAGTTAATTTATCATTCTCTTTGATGTATTCCTTTCTCATCCACTCTAATAATAGAGAGTCTGTATCTATTTCCATTGCTTGTTTCTTAGAAACCCCATACATTACCGAAAGGAAATGTTGTATTGTCTCGTGAATGGCAGTTCCGAAAATAGTATATATGTTTGCCGATGATTGTCCTAACCTATCAATGTACCTCAGTTTATAAGAACGAGGACATGATGAATATGTTGAATATTGTGAAAAACTTACTCTTGCCATAAATATCTTTATTTGTTATACAAATATACGAAAAAAGTTTGGGATTACCAAACTTTTCTTCAATTATATTTTCAATTTTAATTTTTTTATTATCTTAGGGTCAGTACCATAATCCTCTGATAATTGTTTTATCTTTTCTTTACCAGTTCTAGTTGAATATAATATTTTTAGATAATCTTCTGCCTGTAACTTTGATGTTTCATAGTGTTTTGCAACTAACTCAACTAACCAACCCTCATATTTATCAGCACCCTTTGGTTTCATATACTTCATAAAATGTCTACCTTTTGGAAGTAAATCAATTAATGCAAGGTACATTGCTTTAGGTGGAGCTTCTTGAAGATATGGCTGTACTGCTGCAATCGTCTCAATCCACTCATATTTCATTGAGAGAAAACGAAGTACCATGTAATTAGAAAATGTTTTCTTATCTTCTGGTTCTAGTTTATCCCAATACTTTGGGTCTTGTACATTTGTTATTTGCTTAATATGGTCAAATAATCCTTTAGCCATTATCCTTATCTTCTTGTTTTTTTCTATCTAATTCTTCTAATACTGCAAGTTGTGGTGATAGCAACTCTTCACATATCTCACCACAATTCCCACAAAGTAAAACTTCTATTGGCACTACTACATCTTGAGCAGTTCCAGCTACTAACTTAGAAATCTTTCTGAATTTAGAACCATCAATGAATACATCATATCCACAATGTGAACAAATTACAGGATTTGATTTACCTAAATCAATTTTAGGCCCACCACCTTGTGTTGGTTGGTCTGATGCTTTTTGTGGTTTATTACCACCTATTCCTACTATTTTTGCCATCTTAAATTAAATTTAATATTTCGATTAATGTTGCTGCAGTTGGTATTTCTTTATCAATTGCATTGAAGTGTTTGTTTTGTCCATCTGATAATGTGATTATTACATTAGCAGTATTATTAGGTGCATATTCATCTACCTTTTCATAAAGTAAAGTAAATAGTTCGGAAAAATCATTTGACCTGCTATCGATAATAGCTTGTCTTACTTTAGAATATTTATTTCTCTTATCGTCTGACGATTTTAGAATATCTAAAACTTTCATTTTATAATCATTCTCTAGCAGGTTTTTTGTATCTACTTTTAATTCACCCTTAATTGAATTTAATTGACAAGTATTGATAATTTTACGAATATCAGGATAACCTGCATCAATAATTGGAACTAAATCTTTTGGTTGATATGTTACATTTTCACTACCTAAAATTTTTGAAATTTGTATTGCAACATCTTTCTTAGCCGGAGGTATGATTTGGAAAGTTTGACATCTACTCTGAATTGGTTCTATTACTTTTTCTACATAGTTACAAGTTAATATAAATCTACAATGCTGTGAAAATGTTTCCATCAAGTTTCTTAATATGGCTTGTGCATTCTGTGACATATAATCAAACTCATCTAATATAACAATTTTATATTTTTTGAATCCCATTGAAGAAGCAAAACCCTTTACTTTATTTCTTACAGTTTCTACATTATTTTCATCAGATGCATTAATTATCATATAATCACAATCGACTGATTTTACAATTAGTTTGGCAAGAGTAGTTTTACCCGTTCCTGCTCTACCATATAAAAGTAAATGTGGGATATCACCATTTTCTAAATAACCACTTACTTTTTCTTTAAGGTGCTCATTACCTACATAGTTTTCTAATGTAGTTGGTCTATAAGACTCAACCCACAAAGAATTATCTACTTGTTCATTATTTGTTTGTTCGAAAAATCCCATTTTATTTTTGTTTAACTAATTTCATATTATAATTGTTCACTTTTGGTTCTCGTTTAATACCATCCTTTAAGATAAGAGGTTGTTTAAATAATTTAGTATAAGAAATATGATGATGTGGTCTACCATCTTTATGCTTCTTATTAGTAAACTTTATAATATCACCCCAATTTTCTTTTAACTCATCGAACTTTTTTTGTAAACCAGTAAACTTCGTATTTTCTTCTTTATCTTCACCAAATTCATAAATAGTAGTGGTATTACCACCCTTCATTGTACCTGTTGTTTGTTTACCAGATAATAGTGAGTTGAAGTTTGCAGTGCACAAATCACCAGTAGATAGAACTCTGAGAGTTAAATCGGTGTCTTCATTATATGTACCTCTCCACCTCTCGTCTAATCGTGTATCAAGTAATTCCGTGTTAATTAATATACAAGAGTAAGTTCGTGTGTTTCTAATTACAGCACCTCTACCATTATCAATACCTGGTACAAATGATGCATACTGACATGAGACTAATCCAAGATTTTTAAACATATCACTATAATCCTCCATAACTCTAAATACAACACCATCTTTTACTCTCTTTTGTATATTTTCATTCCAACGGAAAAATCCATCAATATTATCATCTATAATCCAATGTTTTTTATGTCCATTATCAATAGAGTGTTGCCAAACAAAATTTCTAACAGGAATACCACCTTGCTTTCTTTCAGAAAAGTTTTCTGGTAATTTAATAACTTTATTTTTGTCTATCTTTGGATTTGATATATAATTATCATACTCCGAAGGCTCTACACAAATATTAAAGTCAATATCCATTTCTTCTAACGTATCAATGGTTAGAGTTTTTTCCCACCTACCCTTTGTAATCACATAAATTGGATATTTAGGTTGTATTTTATGAGTAAATTCATACTCATATTCTTTTAATGGATGGTCATCCAACTCATGATGAATATAACTTAATATAGTGGGTTTACGGTCAAATGCCTTAAAAAAGACATCTCGTTCTTCTTGATTATTTAATTTAACATCAAATACATACTTTTCAAGTAACCAATCAGACCACTTAAACTCAGGCATATTAAAATAATCATCATCAATTAAGTCATTAAAATTAAGATAGGTATTGTCCAATTCATATTTTAATGTATAATCCCAAAAAGGGCCCTTGATAACAGTATTATTTAATATATCTTCTACTGATTTTTTATTACTTGTATGTACCTTCATACTTATTTTGATTTATAATTATCTGACCAAGTTTTATATTCACCAGATTCAACTCTACAACTCATATGGTCTGCCCAATGAATAATGTAAGGTAATTCTGTTTTTAATTCACCACCTTGGCTGTAGTTTATGAAGTACTTTTTAGTTGCCTCATTATATAAACCATCTGCCATTTTTATAGCCAACATTTCGTTTTGTGAGTACTTAATACCATATTGATTAAGTAACCAAAGTGCTCTATCAGTTACATCCATATAGTATATATCTGGATTTAACTTAAACACAGAATTTTGGTTTTTTCTATGCCAGTCTGATTCTTCTGGAATATAATGTGGAATTTCTCCATCACCTAATTTACCCAAATCATGATGTAATGCTGCAAAGAATAATTCCTCATCTGTAAAATTAATTAAACCACCTTGGTCTGCGAATAGTTTTTTAACACTAAATGAGTTTTTACAAACATTCATAACATGGTCTATATAACCACCAACATATGCAGAATGGAAATGTAATTTACCACTTGCAGGGGCAATTGCAAGTTCAGTACCTAATTCAGTTTCCGAGTACATATGAAGTAGTTTTTCTAACCTATCTCCACTAAATACCTTGTTTATAAAAGTTATGAACTTGTCGTAATTTACCTGTAATTGTTCTGCTGAATATTCTTTTACCATATTACTTAATCTCTACTAGGTAATAATTTGATACATAGTCTCCTTCAACAAAGTTTAGATGTGCTAAACCATCAGATGAAATTTTTAGTGATGAACTAGAAGAACCTCTATTTGCAGTAAGAATTTCTTTTAGGTATTTACCAGAAAATGCAATTGGACTTACATCACCTTCACAAGTACAATCAACTGAGATAGAAATTCTATTTGAGTTAATTGAAGAATATCCTAGTATAATTTCTCCCTTACCACCTTTACATTCAAATGTAAATGTATCAGCATCAGTTAGTGCACCCTTAGATTTAATGAATTTGTTTACAAACTCGTTATCTAGTGTAATATCTACATTAAATGGAGGAAGTGCTTTTAAGTCAGGTACTGCTGGTATAACAGATGGTGCAGCTAACATATATTGCATTTTTGTTCCATTGTCTGAGAATTTTAATGCACCAGTTACTTCTTCTACTTTGATTGTATTATCCAATACACCTAATAATCCCTTTAATTGTGATGTAGTGTAGATTCCAAACTCTCCATCAGGAAAATCTGTATCATTTACAGTTACATCTCCTAATAGTGTTTTGTCATCAGAAATCATTCTTACTGACATATTTGTTTTTTCGGATTTAATCATTACTGATTCTACCTCACCACCGAGATTATATCTACTAACGAATCCATTAAATTTTGATTTTTCCATAATTTACTTTTAATATTTATTTTAATGTTTACTAATATACGAATTTATTTTTAATTATCCAACTAAAAAGAGAAAAACTTTTCAGCAGTTTTTGTTGAGGATAAAACTTCACCCCAACCGAGTGCTCCGTAGAAGTCTTCTAGTTTACCTAAAAGTTCTCTTTCGAAGATTTTATCATAATCAATATAGGTATTGATTAATTCCATAATTTGAGGAGGGTCATTATAACCATTGAACCCAATTGCACCTAAACCATATGGGTTTTGTTTTAGATATACCCATTTTATTTTATCACCACCTTTTAGTGGTTCATATTGATTTTGTAGTTTATGATGTTTTATCAGTTCATTATATGTAAGTGCAGCCTTGACATGAGCAGGAGTTCCTTTCATAAACTGAAACATTGCAGTTTGGTCTTTTTTCTTTGGTTTGTATTTTGACAAATTCTTTACACCACCTGCTTTTGCAATATTAATGACTGGCATTGTTGATAAACTATTCTTAAAGTCATGTATTCTATCAGTTAATTGTTCCTCAGTATCACCTTTCAATATCTCAATAAGTACATTACTCATAAACTCTCTAAATGCTGCTGGATATGATGACCTAACTACATCTAATCCTTTTACATCTAATTCATCACAAGGTACACCATTGTTCATAATAATCCATTGTGCGTATCTTTTCTTTGCAATCCAAATACCTGCTTTTGAAACGTATTCTTTTTTAATTTCAAATCGATGTTTATCTTTATCTACATTAAACACCTTTTCTGAAAGAATATCATAGAAGTCATTAAGGTAGTCTTGCATTTCACCTGCAATATCATCTACATAACCAGCAATTACAACTTGTTCTTCGTTTTTCCAATTAGGGTATCTTTTATCCATTAGAGGAACTGCAGAGAAAAATACCGAATCAGTATCAATGTATATATTAGAGTCAGCATCAGGAGTACCAAGCTCCTTGTTGTACTTGATGTTAGCCATATCAGCAGTTGATTTAATAACTGTCTGTCCTGTTGTGGTAACAGCGGCAGCGTTATCAATATCATAGAACCGAAAGGCAGGAAGACCAAGCACACCATATAAAGAGTTAAGTAAAATTTTCTGAACCAACTGACGGTTTTTGTACCATTCGTATTTTGCTGTATCTCCTTCTTTTCCATATTTCTTCATTTGATTTTTGAACTCAACCCTCTGAGAAAACCATAAGTCTAATACATCAGGTATTAAACCAACTTTGTCAGTACGATATAATACACCATTTGATGCAACTGAAAATTTGCTCTTTTCAAAAAATATTTTTAAATTTTCTTGTGTAATGGTATCACCATTTATTATCCAACTGTCTCTTTTATCTTTAACGAACTCTTGGGCATCCCAATTTTCAATCTTACCAACTTTTGTTTCTGGTGAGATGTTTATAGTCATAATAATAGATGGATATAGAGATGTTAAATCCAAGTCATAAATCCATTCATACTTTCCAACAATAGGTGCCTTAACATATGCACCTATGAACTTGCCGCCACCTTCTTCTTTTAGAGCTTCCATCATCTCTTGTCTATCGGCAGGTTTGTTTGGTGCCACGATATTTCTTCTTTTCAAATAAGTCAAAAGTGCACCTTCTAGATATTTTGATGAATATACAAAATCTTCATAAGGAACGTGTCCTGCATGACAGATACCTCGTGCAGTATCAATGAATTGTAGTTTTTTATCAAATTCAACTACTAACTCGACATCCACTAAGTTATATTCAATAAACTTTTCGATATCTTCTTTAAAAAGAATATCTAAGTTTCCATCATATTCAATTTTCTTTCTATTTAGTTCTTTTTGGGCAACTGAATCCAATCTATAAGATGCAAGTTGAGTATATGTAAAGTTTTTATAAAGTGATATGTAATCTAAATAAGATACACCTGCCATAAAAAATCTTTTACGATATGGAGACCAAAAACACTCACCAATTGGTGATAATCTATTTGCAGTTTTCTCGCCTAGTAATCGTTTGATTCTATTATATAACATCGGTGTATCAAAGTAGTCAATGTTCCAACCTGTAACAATTGTTGGATTTATCATCTCATATAACTCCAAATATTTAAGTAACATTTCCTCTTCGGTTCTAAAAGGTATTACTATACACTTATCAGTCTTTTTTTCTATTAAGTCACCAGCTTTATCCATTACCAATACCCAATATTGATTAGTTGCAGAATCATGAAGTGCAATCGAAGTTAATTCGTTAGTTGCCTCTTCTGGATTTGGTAAACCACTTTCCATTTCACACTCAATATCATAAGTAAGTGTAACGTGACCCTCAGATGGTAAAT